TTTACAGTTCGATTAACATGACGAATACCGTCAAGCATTTCATCGTCTAACGCAAATTTATTTTCTAAATATTTTGAAATAAGCTCATTTTGATATTCAACATCTCGAACATCTCCAATGTTAATTTTTTGTGACTTATCTTGGTTTTGAGTAAAGTCATTAATTTTTTGAATAGTGTATTCTTCAATATTATGCTGTGATTTTATTTCTGCTATAATTTTCTTTAAATCCGCAGATTCAGTATTTTTAACTTTAACTCGAAGACGTATTGTTTTATTAGATATTATAGAAGATATTGGATTGTAATTTCCATTTTCAATTTCCAAAGTATAGTAACAAATGTCATTAGGTATTTCTATAAATTCTGAAGTGCAGGTATTGGTATCCCATACTAACATTCCATGAATCAATGCTTCTCCGTAATTTTGTTGCACTAATGAACCACAATATGCTATTGTCTTTTCCTGATTTAAATATTGTGCTGGTTTATGTATATCACCTAATAAAGTTAATTTATAACCATCAAACGTATCAATGTTTACATGATCATTTTGTAGTCTAAATCCAATATCAGTCATTGCATTATTTACAGCTCCGTGATGTAATGCAATTTTAAAATCTCCTTTGAAACTATTTGCTTTGATGAAATCTTTAGGTTTGTCAAAAACAGACATAACTACAAAGTGTTTATCGGATATATGATATACCCCGGACTCTTTGAGATAATGAAGATTTGGATGATTAAGTGCGTTAACAATAGGAGTTAATGCGTCTAATCTAGAAACGTTGTTTAAGTTGCAGTCGTGATTACCTGTAATTAAAATTGTAGGTGCAATATCTGCAAACATTTTAAAGAATTCTTGCACTGATTGAATTAACTCTGGAGTCATATCAGTTTTAGCATGCACAATATCTCCACCTATAAAGATAATATCATTAGGACCTAAAGTTTTCTTAACAGCTTCAGCAGTTCTTTCAAATACTGTTTTATATTCTTGATGTCGTTTAAGATTTCTTATATGTATATCAGCAATGTGATATATTTTATCAATTTTATTTAATCCTATTTCTATTTTTTTCATTATGCAAATAATTTGTATTCCATAAACTTTGAAAACGTTAACGGAGTTGTTGCTTTAATTAATTGACACATTTTTTCAAATCCAATTTCTGCCGGATCTTTTTCTTGTAAATCAACAAAATAAACTTCAACTCCATTATTCATAAAGTATTCTGCGTGTTCCAAAGCTTGTTTTTGTGCGTCTTTATCTAGACAAATATATAATTTAATAACTTTATTTTCTATTATTTTTTTACGTAAATCTTCTGATATTGTTTTTCCAAATAATGGAATAGAATTACGTCGAACTGCAATTGCATCAAAAGCTCCTTCAACTAATACTATAGGTAAACTCCAATTAATAAACAATTCAAATCCAACACAATTTTTAGATGTATCTGGATTTTTATGTTTAAATGATTCTGCATTGTAATAAGCTCTTCCTACGAAATAATTTAATTTTCCAGAGTCATCATAGGAAGGAATTATAATTTTTTTAGCGTATTCTCCAGTTTCACAATATCCAATATTGTATTTTACTATTTCTGAAAGTGATACTTTTCTTTTAGTTTGTAAATAATGTATAGCATTTCGATATTCTATAGAGTCTGAAGTATTGTATAGTGCAATAAACTCTTTAGGCAGGTCGAGTACAGTCGTATTTAAATGTAAACTGCCGTTCTGTTTAGAGTTATATTTAGGCTGGATGTTAAGTATACTGTATAGCTCCGTTAATTTATCACGGCTTACGTTTAATGCTTTAAATAGTGTAGCTAGCTTTTTACCTGATTTGTTACAAATCCAACAGTGCCATGGGTTTTCACCTTTATCATTGGTATTAGATTGAACTTCTAGTTTTTTTCTAGAAGATTGACAAAATGGACAATGGTGAGCGATATTACCTTTATTTGTAGTTTTGCCTCTACCTAATACAGATTCTATTAGTTGAGTTAGTTTAGTAGATATCATTAAGACTAATATAGTATATTTATTTCAATAAAACAAATATTATTTAAGCCATTCTGTAGGTATTGTTTTATCTGCAAATTTAAACCCATGTTTAACACACCAATCTGCATAAGTTGTTTTAGATGTTTTACTAATTTTTGTTTTTGAATTTTGAAATAAAAAGCGAATGTCTAATTCGGGATATTGAGCTTTAATTAAAATATGCTTTTTTCGATCGTCTGTTAAAAACCTTCCTTTAGTTTCTACAAAAATACCATTAGGTAATTTGAAGTCAGGATGATATTTGTGTTTAGATTCTGGTTTAACATAATCAATAATATGTTTTTCATATTCTCCGTCTATGCCTTGATTTTTAAGTGATTCGTCAATTTGCATTTCTAAGCCACTGCGAAAGCCATATAAGGCCGCTACTGCTTTTTTACTGTAAGGATTTCTTCTTGCCATAACTTTATTTATAATTTACATATCAAATTTAACTATAATAGCTAAATCTACATTGTCTCGTTTTTTAATTGGCGTACCTAATTTTCCAACTGCTAGCAGTTGACCATATCGATTATACAACCCTACGGTTGTTATGTAAGGACTAAAGCTAGGATTAGATACAAACTCTTTTGGCATTGGCGAATTTAGATCGTTATTTCTTCTAATTGTTGGATTAGAAGTAAAATTAAATTCATCTTCTTTTAATTTACAAACATATTCATGTTCATATAAAGTCACTGTAGAATTATATTCTAAATAAAATTTACTTAATAATCCTGGTTCTGTATTTCCGGAAATATAGTTATATACTCGATCATTAAACATTTTATATTGTTTAGTTCCATATTTTGGCCTAGGATCTGATAACACAATTATTCCATGTTCATAAAATACATTTCCAACATTATTAGTATTGGTAATCATAGTATTTTCAGATCCAGTAAAAGCTAATTGCGTTATTTCTTTTTGAGTTAATGCTTTATTAAAAATAAAAAACTCATCAATAGTCGCTTCAATACCAGACCTACCATCTTTATTAGAATCAATTCCATACGACCCAATAAAAATATCAGCATTGTTTTGAAAATTTCCATCTTTAGGAATAGAAGTTGAATCTATTTTTGTGCTATTAACATACAACTCAATTAAAGATCCGGTTTTTTGAAATACTATATGATTAACAGATCCTGTAACGTTATTAGAATATTCTAATTTTGCTATTTCAGACCCGTTTGATATTCTACAAGTTAATTTATTTGTTCCTTTTGCATATACAATTTCATATGGAAATTGTGTTATGTTATATTCAACATCATCAGTAATAATTGCTTTAGTATTTTTATCTATTTTATTTCCAATTCCTGTGCTTTTCTTTGATAATATATAAGTTTCTGACAAAGAAGTTGAAAATTGATTGATCCAAAAGGATATAGCATAATCGTCAGTGCGTTTAAAATTAAATTCTTCTCGATTTCGAATTCGAATATATCCTTTATTACTTAAAAATGCAGCATTGCCCCATGTTGTAGTGTTTGTGTAAGTTTCTGAATTTGGTATAATATGTACATTTTTTCCAGTTACCATTACATCATTATATAATGTATCTACATGAATTTTATCAATGACATTGCGAGTATTAACTGCATTAGCTACATATGAAGCTGAAGCGAAAAAATTATTAAATGTAAAATTACTACTTAATGTAGGAGTAGGTCCAGTTAACATACCTGTTATATTTGACCATCCATTATTAATTAAATCTGTATCTAAACTAGAAGAAGTAATACCAGTTAATACTAATGGATATCCATTAGGATCTGTAATTATAGGTTTACTTATTGGTGAATACCACCATGTATTTGTCGTGTTATTTTTTAAATAAACGCCAATATGAGTAGGAGTTGATCCTGTAATAGTTGGCATATAATCTAATTTAATATTTAATTGATTTGCAGACGCGTTACTTGCGGTAATTACTTGAATAGCAGACAGTGATGAATGAAAACTACCACTTTCAGCGCTAAATAACACTGATAAATTGGAGTTCCATAAATAACCTGTACTAGAAGCACTAATTGCTAATACACTACGACTAAAATCAACATCTACATTAATTAATTCATTAACAATTGAAGATGATAGCGAAATTAAATTGGTAAAATAATTTTTAGTGTATGTAGATGAATTAAATCCTAAATACAAAAGTTCTCCGGAAATTGAAGCACTTAATGCAGTATCAACTAAATTACCTTGACCGTCGTCAATTAAAGACATTGAAACTGAATTTAATTGAGTATTTTGCAATTCAAGTTTAACTGAATTAGGTTTAATTGCTTCTCCGAACTTTCTTTGTGGAATAGAAATTATAGACGCTTCGTCAAATAAAGTTCTTTCAATGGCTTCAGGATCAGAATATCCAAAAGTTTCATAGGGCCGGCCGGCACGTTTATAATATAAATGATTTAAGCTATACCAATATATTGAAGCTTCTTTATCATCAGCTGTATTAACTAACAGCGATCCGGAATCTTTTTCTCGTTGCCAAGTATCTAAAGTAACTTTGTCTCCAGAAAATACTCTAGGATTTGGCTTTATCGCAACTATACGATCAATATTAGACGAGTCTATACTAGCTGTGTCATCATATCTCCATGATTTATAAACTTTAAACGGAGTAATAGATTTATCTTGATTGCTAATTGATTTAAATGCACCTGCTTTTCCCATATATCGTAGATAGGCTCTTTAATATAAATATCAAAGAGCCTATTTATTGGTAGTTTTTAAATTTTAAAAATCAAGTTTAACTTTAATTAAAGCTTCTGATTGAAAAGATTTTAATATTGGTTTTGATAATTTTGCAACAGCTAGTAATTCTTGACTATTATTATACATACCTATAGTGGTAATATACGTTTTTGAATCGCGAATAAAAGTAGCTTGAGCTAAATCTCCTAAAGATCCGGTAACGTAACTAGGATTGTTTGAAAAATTATATTCTCCATTTTTAATTCTTACAAAGAAATGAGTTGAAACTACTGCTTCTTCATTTCTAGCCGCAAATGCTAGTTCTGGAAATGCATTTGATTTTCCATATGACATAGCTCCAGAAATAGAAGTAAATAATTTCCATGCATTGTCTCCGGCAATATTTGAGCCACTAACAGTATTAAATGAAGCAGATGCATTTAATGCTAAATCATTTAAAACTAAAATACCCATATCTGGATAAACAAGACCGTAATATTTTGGAGCTGCAGTATTATAAATGCCGTTGAGTATTGACCCGGATACGATATTATACGCTCTACCCACAGCAGACAAATTTGTTTGTTGTGTTTGGCCCGAATCATCAATTAATGTAATAAAATTAGTATTTAATGGCTTTACAGCGGAACCGGTATGATTATGGTTTGCAACAAATGAACCAGATAATGCAGCTAATGACAATTGCCAATTTCCTGGATCTAATTTATCTTTAATTCTTGCACGATTAAAATTTAAAACGTAAATTGAATCTGAAGATACACCGTCGCCAAAAGTAAATGTAGTGTCGCCAGGATTTAATAACAATAAACGATATTGTGAATATATAGCACGAGTTGGTGAGTCATTTAGTGTTCCAGCAGCTGATGATCCAGATCCTTTTCTATGACCGTAAGTAACTGAAAATTGTGATTCGGCAGTATCACCGGTACCATTCCATACATCATAATAATATCCTTTAGAAGTTGCTGATTGAATAGATCCTGTGTAAGCTGCAGACATTGTAGCTGCATTTCCAGAAAACAATCCAGAAGTTACTAAAGTTTTTTGATTTGTTACAATATCTTGCAAGGTATTAAATGAAGTAAATATTCTTCCATTAGCTGCTAGTTCTGCATTTAAATCTCTTTGTGCAATAATTTGTCTAGCTAGCTCTTGAGCTCTGAGTTCAACTTCTGAAACTAAATCATTGTTTGTTTCGCCGGTATCAGATATAAATGGTGATGCCATATTGTCGTATTTTTATATTATTTTTAATTAATTAAAGCGTTTGTTTTGGCACAGTTAAATTAAATACTACACTTCCACCAGTTTCATTGCCAATTATAGTAAGAGTTGCTTTTGCTTCTGCTAGAGTTTGTACTTTAGCAATTAATTTAAACTCCATACCAGTTGCTGATACCGAAGTAGCCGATTCAGAATCTCCAATAAATCTAGGCACTGTCGGTGATATAGTACTAGTTGCTAGTTTAGTTACTTGCAATGTTGCAACAGACGAATCAGATAATATTGCAGTGTATCCTAAATTACTATTTCCATTTTCAATGTTTATTGTATTCGGAATTACATTAACAAATAACCCACCTATTAATGTTGCACTATTCGTAGAAAGTGTAACTACTGGTATTCTTGTTGTTAACTTTGGTAATGATACTAATTTATAACGCATAATATTAGCTTCGTCAGCGGAAGCTTCTATTAACGGCATATTTTCAATTATAATTCCATAGTAATCAGTACCTAAAGGGTGAGCTGGATTCCATAAATCATAATCGATTTCATCGTCTGCTACTGCAAATTGAGTAATTTGAAAATCGTTTTGACCGCGAGCTAGTAATTCTCTTCCTTTTTTAGTAAGAATTGCGTCTACGGTAATTGTGCTATTGTTTAAATATCCCATTGTTCTTTATTCTTTTTAATAAATATAGTATGTTGAAAATTATTGTGTATTTTAATTAATTTATTATCCAGCACCTCTATTAATTGCAGCATTTGCAGATACAGCGTTATTTGAAGTTAATGGAGATAATGAAATTAAATCGCTAGTATTAGCTCGATCAAGAGTAGTTAATTGATTGTTTGCAAATACAATTTGATTTGGATTGACTTGAGTTACTTTAACTACTGGTCCTCCATCTACCGTTTGTCTGGAATTTATGTTAATATCAAATCCTGTTAATTTAGATCCTTCATATCTACCATTTTTATATCCAGTACCTTGAAATTTAGGTTCCATTTGATATACTACAAATGATGATGATGTTATTGAAGAGGATGGTATCAATGAAGAAGATGGTATCAATGAAGATGAAAATATCAATGATGATGAAGGTATTAATGAAGAGGAAGGTATCAATGAAGATGAAGGTACCAATGAACTAGATATAGATGAGCTATAGGAAAATATTTCTACAAAACTAACATTACTAATTTCAGCTGTCATCCCCATGCTAGAATTTCTAATTTCTAGTTTTGTTGGTGTAGCTGGATTGATAAACGAAAAAAAGCTGGAGCTAAGTGTGTATGGAAAAACACCCGGGCTAGGGTTTGGTGATAAATTAGTTATTTGAGATTCCACTCCGCCTTTAACATAATAATATTCTAATGGCGTGCCAACGTCTTCTTGTTCTACTACAACTCGCAATTGAGCTCCAAACAAACCAGTTAATCCAATATAATTTCCTGATCCTGTTATTGTAAGAGTAATACTAGCAGTTACGTTTGTACTTCTAGAAACTAACAATAAATCAGGAGGGCTGTAAGATGCAGAAAACAATATAGAAGATGTACTGAAATAAATAGTGTTGCCGGCCGGAACCATTGATGAACTAGGTATAAGTGATGAACTAATTACCATTGACGAGCTAACTATAAATGAAGAGCTAATTATCAATGAAGATGAAGGTTCCAATGAAGCGCTAGTTACATAACTATATTCTTTTCTGGTATAATCTCGTTCATTAAGCACTACAAGTTGAATTGGTTTATAAGAGCCAGTTTCAGCTTTTTTATATTTACCTTCAGATTTAACTGCAAAATATTTATTTTCAATCCAATTAGTTCCTAATTTATTTACTTGATCTATATCAGAGTTAATTAATCCAGGTATATTATTAATTGCTATTGAGTGTAATAATAGTGGACGTTCTATAAATCCAGCTGCAACTGAAATGTTTTCTGATGTAGGGTCTGGATTTGAAGTTATAATTCCAAGCGGTACTTCAATGTGAGTTGAATTTAATTCATTTAATGGAGGAGGAATTGTAGCTGTAATTAATTGATACACTCCAGAAGCTGTTGCCGCATTTTTTACTGGCAATGAAAATCCTAACGTTAAATCTTCAATTACTGGCTTATTTAAAATTTTAACTCTATTTCTTTCTAAAACGTTAGGTTCAACTACTAATCCTACAATAGAATTAACTCTTTGTGGAAGTAATCGTTTAATGTATTTAAATAGTGTAAAATCATATATTTGTAAAGCACGAAAGTAAGCTTCGAAATCGTTTCTATTTTCGTATTTTTTCCAATAATTAATTGCAAAATTATTTAATACAGTATATGTATCGTTTAATAAATCTGAAGGATCTCCTATATAATCATCAATTTCAAAATAACCTAATTGATTAAATATGTCTTCGTTAATTGCAGTTTGAGGAGAAAAATAAACTCCTATACGATTTGAATCTAGAGAATATCTATCAAACGAAGATTTTTCAATTCTTGTTTTAGTATTCAATCTAGCATTAACATCTAAACTAGAAGATTCAATTCTTACTTTATTTGAATATAAACTGCTAGCTCCTAGCGAAGGAGAAGGAGTGTAATAAGTTTCTTCAAATCCTTCAAAAGTTATTGAACCGGATGTATAATATCCGGTGAAAAATATTGAACCTGTATTAATTGTTTGATTAGGATGTATTGACGGCTGATAAAACGATCCACTTAATATTACTTTACTTGATAACGAAAATCTTTGTAATAAATGTTCATATGGTTTAGCAGATTCAGTTCCTGTAGTTAATAAAGTTCGATCTACATTGAATGTGTATGTATCCGGAGAACTAGCATGCTCTATAAGTGTATTGTCAGTTAGTGATCCAGACCATAAACGTATTTCTTGATAATGGCCATTAAATTTATTTAGAGAACTTACTATACTATTTCCATATGATAGTGAAACTGGAGTTATTTGTCTAGAGCCTGAACTAAATGTTATAGTTCCCGGAAATATATTCAATGCTCCGTAAATGCTAGCAGATGCTATATATATTTGTTTACCATATAATGATTTTGCAACTTTAAATGAGCCTGTGTTATTAATTGATTGTATTGCAACAGTAACCCAATTATTATCAAATATTTCTAAATTAGATGCTGATATTGCGGTACCTGTTTGTGAATTAAATAATACTACAGTTCCTTGTTTATCATTGTCAGTTTCTTTAATTAAAGATAAATTAAATTTATCTCCTATTGAACCGCTAGAAACGGAAAGTAAATTATAAAAAGTATCTCGCCCGTATTTATAATTATTATCCGTTTTAAATCGAAATTCTAAAGTATTTGGATCAACTAAAGTTTTTAATCCATTAATATATTGTTTACTTGGTATTTGTAAACTACCGGTAGCAGTGTTTGCAAACCATGCATAATGAAATTTATCATGCACATATTGTGGATAATGATTATTATCTGTAAATGTGCTAGGTCCTCCATATTCTTTAATAGTTAATACAGTCGATGGAATTCCAAAGCAAGAAAGCAATGCTTTAATTGATCTAGAAGTTCCTTTAGATTTTAAAATGTAAGGTAAATTATTAACTATTCTTCTCCAAATTTCTTTTGTATTTTTTTCATCTGTAAGTGATGCAATGTTATTAACCTCTGATTTTAATGCTACTCCATTTTCATCAACTCCTAAAGAGTATTTCCATAATTCAGAACCTGATTTTCCGTTTAATAAAGTAAATCCTAATGAAGTAGCTACTTGATACAACATATCATCTGCCATTCCATCTTTAGGATGTTCTTCACGTTTATGAATATCAGTTAACCCTTTTATATACCTCCATATAATATCAAAATGCTGACCTACCATGTTGATAAATAAAGAATATTGCTCTCCGTCGGAAGATTCTTGTATATGTGATGGTATAGTATCTTGCAGTTTATGAATATTTCGCTTATCGTAAATGTCAGCAATTTCTAACAAATTATAATAATAATTAGATGCTGTATCGGTAGTTGAAGATTCTTGTATGGAAAAATATCCATATGGATCAGGAGCAGCTCCTATTTTCCATTCAGTCGCTGCAGTACTCCATTGCATAAAAGCAGCTTGCCATTGCAATGGTATTGGAGTTGTTTTTGGCCATGGCTGTATTAAATCAATTGTCAATGATCCAGAAGCTTCTCCTACATGAGTATATAAAATGCTACCAGTTGATTCAAAAAATAAATACTTTTCAAAATCGTCAAATCCACTTACTACACGATTTCGCTTTATATAAAAATCAGCTAAATTAAGTTGAGTAATATCTCCGCCATTAACTTGAGAAACGGCTTGAATACGCTCATTAAAATGTTCAATTAATTCTATTTTATATTTGAAATTTTTAACTCTTTCAACAGCGGAGCTGTAATGTACAAAATTATCAAATATTTTAAAGCTAGT